TTCTTTTGCAAAACTTTCTTTAATACATTCTAATTGTAGAGACCCGTAAAATCCAGGCGCTTGAAGATTACCAGTAAGACATGAATCTACAACTAAGTACCTATTATCATTTATTGGATCTGTATTGTCCTCACCTCTTGTTACTTCAGGTTCGGGGATATTCATTTTAATAACATCACCTGCTGATATATCAGTTCTTATTGGTAAAATTACAACGACTCTATGTTGTTTCATTATTTCTTTCAATGCAATTCTTTCTAATTTAGAATTGTCTTTAATCTTATTTCCTTTAAATGCTTCACTAGATTCGAATGTGTTGTTATCAAAATCATGATTAGTATTGTAATCATAGGTAACTAAAGAGTCAGGTATTTTGTTGGGATATTGCATTCCTGCATAGTTAAGTTCTTTTACTGGTGGGCTCGCCATTTCCTGCCAATCGATGTCTCCTGTTGTACGTGCTAAAAATATACTTTTTTCACTTTCATCAGTTCTTATTAAAGGAACTGCATCTTCTGAAACATGACTACCATCTTTTCTATTGAAGGTTTCTAATATATCATATATATTAACCGATTCTATTTTTGTAATTGGGTCATATACTTTCTGAGTTGATGCATAAGCACCTGCAACTGTTCCTCTTAAGGTATCAAAAAGTTGAGGTTTATCTATAGTTAATATTTGTAAATCTTTTGTTCCACCCACTGTATCAACTTCTCCTGCACCAACTTCCAGACCAAGTTCCTTTACCACTTTGGCCTCTTCTCTCTCTTTACTTTCGACTCCTGCTGTTCCACACATACTTGATAAAGATTGCCATTTAAAGTTATCTCTAAATGTTTGATAAAGAAACATTGAGTTTCTCCATGAACCTGATTTATTATCAGCATTCTCAGTAACCCAATCTAAAAAAGTGTCTGCTCTCCAATTAGGAATTACAAATTGGTTGTTTTCTGATTTTGTATGTTCAAAGTGACCAAAAAATTTTTCTTTCCCTTCAGGGCTTATGCCATTAAACCATGCCTGCCCATTTCCCTGTCCCATATCCCAAAAAGCTGCCGACATCATCTCAGTATAAGAACCCCTGTAGACCTTACTGAGTCTAGTTGTATTTGCTACAAACATCAGTGGGTCGCATAACTTCATTTCATATGTTTGAGTACCTGCTCTAGGTCTTTGTACGTTGTTGAGTTTATATACTCTAAATATCTTCTCAAGTTCTTGGTCTATTTCATCTCTTTCATTGCTTATATGAACACGAATATGTTCTTGTCCAGTAAAACGATAATTTTTTATTAGGTTTACACTATCTATAAGAGTTATATCTCCTGTAACAAATTTAGAATTAATACTTTCATACAGACTGAACCCTGCTGTAATTGACTGTATATCAATCGACTTACCGTCACCATTTACTAAGTGAACGGCTTTTAAATTGAAAGCTTGGTGTGGTGTTGTTACGTCTCCCTCAGGCAACTCGACTGGTGTTGTAGAAACTTCTGTCATGATATAACCCTATTCCTAACCATTACTCATTAATCTTTCAAACTCTCTTAATACAGAAGTTATTTTTGAAGGAGAAATAATTTTAATTAATCTTTTCTTCTCATTCTCTTCATATTCTTCAGTATAATATGTAACTGGGCTCCACCCCGAACCACCATAAGTTCGCCTGTTTCCTGTTGAGTCAACGTAATGGTGGACTCCGTCTTTTGCATCTGAAACTGAATCTACTGTAAAAGAAAGATTAGTTCCATCAATGATTTCTTGTTGCCACTGTTCGAATGCAGTCCTATCGTCAGGTATCTCTTCATTTTCTAACTTTGCAGTAGAAAGCTTTGTACTAGAAACCATAACGTCAGTTGCTTCAATAATATCACCTTGAACAACTAAACGATTGAATGTTGGGTCAACAGATTGCACACTTACTTCTTTAGTTCCTGATGTAAGTGTCTCTCCGATTAGAATCTTGTTGTCGTGTTTCCAACCGAGAGGATTACTACTGTTAACCAGTTTAGTGTCATAGGTAGGTGTTGTAACTATATCACTAGAATTTACTACAATTAGATTTTGTCCTTGATACTTTTCTGCGATATAATTTTCAAAAACCTCGAAGTCCATAAACCAGTCATAGTAATTCTCAAAGTCATTAACTAAAAAGAAAGTCCAATGTAAATCACCGTCACCATATAGTTTACTTGCAACCACATCAGGTCGGTCTCCTTCCATGACTTCATAAGTTTGATATTCAACTATTGAGTTAAGAGCTGAAGATTCTACTTTTGCTTTGCGAAAGAAATCTTTAATCCTAACAACTTTTCCTGTATTAAGGGTGTACTGTAAAGTAGGGAAATTTTTAAATAATTGAGTAGCCATTTTATACGTTTGCCTCTGGATTTACACTATCCATACCACCTATGTCTTTACCATAAGCTGATATCCTTTGATAACTCTCTTGAGTTAATAGTTTTATTTCTTTAAATTTTAAACTCATTGATGAAGAAACTGGTTGTCCATTTGCAAAATAAGCAATCTTGTTACCATTAAAGTGGTCAACACTACAATCTTCTAATACCATTGGCAAAAATCCATCTACCTTCGATGCGATAGGGCCGTCAAATGACACTTTAAAAACATTTGGATAGTTAAAAAAGTTTTCTGGCGCTTTTCCACCGTGAAACTCCTTTGCAGCTGCATCCATCTCTTCGTCTCCAAATGATGCTCCATAAGTATCAGGTAACATTGCAGTTCTGAATGTGTATATAATCTGATTAACTGTTTCTGCTTCTAGTTCATTTTTTGGATAAAACTCATAATCAAAAGTAAAACTTCTGAAACCAATTCCCTGAAACTGAGCTTCATGCATGGGGTTTACAGCCCTTCCTTCCTTCAAATTTTTTATATTACCACTTAAACCATTCAAAATACTTATGACTTGGTTTTGTATCATAGCTCCACCGCCTTGCTTTATTGCATCTAGGCCCGCTTGAAACTTGTTTCCTTTGGCCGCACCTGAAACATCTTCCATAATTTTATTCATTTGCCTGGCTCCTAATCCAGTTTCTTGGCCATCATATTGGACACTTGTTTCACTAGTGATTCCATCAGGAACGTATAATACTATATCAACCTCTTCTTCGGACATTAAATTTGTGGTGTCTTTAGCTGTTCCGCCTAACCACTTAGGAGCTGTTCCCTTTCTTCTAGGTTTTATGTTAAAGACTATATTATTTTCAAGTAAATCACCATGAGGATAGATTAATTCTGTAAATTTATTTGAAGGAGTTTGTTTTAAAGCTCTCCTATGTTTTTCACTTTGGGAAAAAGTTGTCGTGTCTCTTTGCCTAGATTTTTGTAATAGACTTTTTGCAGCTTCTGCTTCCTCTCCAAGTTGGTCGGTTACACTATCGTAGTTTAAACTGTTAATCTTTGATGATATTCCTTTCAAGGAATTGATTGCAGATTTTGCCTTGTTTACCTTATTGATTAATTTACTTAGTCCCATGTGATATAAATATTCCTGAAAGTTATTATAGAGTTATTGTTATTTATGTCATATAAAGGTCGGTTTCGCCCAAAGAACCATAAAAAATATAAAGGAGACCCCACAAAGGTATATTATCGTTCTTTATGGGAACGTAGGTTTATGAACTATTGTGACACTACACCTTCTATATTAGAATGGAATAGTGAAGAGATTATCATTCCATATGTTTCACCTATAGATAACAAAGTCCATAGATACTTCCCCGACTTCTATATCAAAGTAAGAAACGTATCGGGTAAGGTTGTGCGTGAGATTATAGAAGTTAAACCTAAACGACAATGTGAACCACCCAAAGTCCCCAAAAGAAAAACACAAAGATACCTGAGAGAGGTTGTAACCTATGGAGTCAATCAAGCAAAATTCAAAGCTGCAGAAGAGTATTGTAAAAATCGTAAATACAATTTCAGAATATTGACCGAAGAACACCTCACTTAAGTATAAATAGATATATGTCTACTATATTTGAAGAATTAGAAAATCTTAAACCCGAAGAGGTTGGTACGCATACACAACTTTCATTAGAGTGGTTTAGAACAAATATTAGAAGAATCTTTGATAGAAGAAACAATGAAAAAGTTTATCTTGACGGAACTAAAGTAGGTGAGATTCAAGAAGGGAATATGTACATGATGTTTTATAATGCTAAGACAAAAAAGAAACTGCCTTGGTATGATAGATTTCCTTTAGTCATTCCTTTTGATAAAAGGTCAGTTGAGAATGGATTTTATGGAATTAACTTACACTACATTCCACCATTGTATCGACAAAATCTATTGGAAGAAATGTACAAGTATTCAAAAGGTGAAGGTGTTGAAATTGATTATCAATACTTCAGAAGTGTAAGTAGATTAAAACCTGCGATACCATGTATAAAAAGGTATCTTTATAGTAGAATTAAAAGAGTGCCTTTACAAGTACAAAAAGAATATTGGGACGTAGCTGCAATGCTACCAACTGCAAATTTTGGGAATGTTAACACAAATACAGTGTATGCAAATTCTAGGAAACAAATGTAATGGGATTTTTAAAAGACATATTTACAAGTAATGTTGGGTCATCTATAGACCAACTAAAGTATAACTTCGACCAAGGCGCAAGAGGAAACAGATTTGATGTCAACTTCTTTTTGCCTGGCACTTTTGGTTATAATGAAACGACAAATGCTGGACAAAGTGTAACAGATTCTGCATTTGACGGAACTGATAAAGCAACGCATGGTGGAAAGGAAATTAGAGAAATTGTTGTAACAGGAAAAAGGAAAACAGGTTGGACGGGAACAACAGATAGTAGAGTAATGGGTCTCAGAGTAGAGTCGTGTTCTTTGCCTGGCAGAAGTATTGATACTACCACGTTTTCAGAATACGGTGCAGAAAGAACTTTACCAACTGGGACAGTTGACGATGGTGGAACAATAGACTTTACTTTTATATGCGACCAAAGCTTTGCAGATAGACTAATTATTGAAGCATGGCAATCAATGATATATTCAGGTGGAAAGATGACTCCAGGCGGAACCATAACACAAGACAATTACATTGCAGGCGAAGGTGAAATAGGAGAGTCATATGGAGGCAATCAGGGTGGTACTATTGAAATGCCTAAGTTAGGTTGGTATGATGATTATATTGGAAGAGTACAAATCATTCAACATAGAACTGATAGAAAAGATACAGAAGATACAAAAAGAAATGCACTTGAATACACACTTCATGAAGCATATCCAGTTGAGTTTGATGACCAAACATTAAGTATGGACGAATCAGGTATAATGAAGTTCAAATGTACCTTTGCATACAGGTACTGGCAATCGAAGTACATACCAGCACCTGAGAGAAGTTTCCTAAATAAAGGAAGAGTATTATTAGATTCACTACTTCAGGGTAGTAATCTATTAAGTAGGTTTGGAAAAGAAGGAAAAGTCCGTAAAGCTTTAACAAATCTAGACACAAGAACCACTGAAATTAATAATTTAATTGGTGGTTAATTACAATATGGAGTAAATTATGGGATTACCAATCCAAAAAGCACCTAAACATAAGTGCAAACTTAGTGATGGGACTGAGGTAACATTCAGACCATTTCTAGTTAAGGAACAAAAATATTTGTTACTTGCGAAAGAGGGAAAGAACGGCGAAGAAGTGATGAATGCTACTAAAGAACTTATATCTTCAGTAACGGAAGGTGAAGTAAACAGCGACACTTTAATGTTGGCAGATTTAGAATATCTATTTTTACAGATTAGGGCTAAGTCAGTCGGAGAGACTTCAGAAATGGTTTTATCATGCCGTGATAGAAATTGTGGTGGAACAGGAAAAACATCTATAGACTTATCTAAGGTAAGTATAAAGTTTCCTGAAGAGCAAATAGATAGTACAGTTAAGTTAACTGATACACTAGGTGTAACCTTAAGACACCCAAATGCTAGACAACTTGCCAAAGCTGAGTCTTTGGAAGATGACGGAGATAGATTAGTTCACTTAATGACGTATGGAATTGAAAGTGTATACGATGAAGAAACTGTATACAATGCAGACGACATACAAGATAGTGAGTTAATTGAGTTTGTTGAGAGTTTAACACTAGACCAAGTTGATAGACTTCAAGAGTTCTTCGAATCAATCCCAACGTTGCAAGAAGAAATAGAATATAAGTGTGATAGTTGTGGCACTTTAAATACAACAACTCTGAAAGGTTTATCAAGTTTTTTTTGATAGCTCTTTCTCATGAAAGTTTGGTGAATTATTATAACACTAACTTTCAGTTAATGCAACATCATAAGTATTCATTAACTGAACTTGAAGAGATGATGCCTTGGGAAAGAGAGATTTACATTAGTATGTTACTTAACCACTTAGAAGAGGAAAAGGAACGACAAAAAGAACGAAATAGAAGAAAATAATGAATTGACTATGGTTTCGTGAAGTGATTTTTTAATTTTAATAATAGGGATAAAAAATGGCTGAAGAAATAAAAGATAATACAAGAAACGAAGTCGAAATCGATTTAGAAAAGTATATGGCGCTCATCGAGAAACTCGATGAACAAGAAGATGTCATCAAGGAGATGAAGGAAGATGCCATTAAGGCAAAAAAAGGACTAGAACCACCTAAAAGAAAGTTCATAGACTTGTTCCTAGATGACAATGATATTAATGAAAAAGCAATCATTGGTTTCATATCATTTTTCTTAATGACTGTATTTGGTATAACAGACTTAGTAACAGCTCTTGCGTGGGATTTAGATTTGAAAGTTTCAGAAACAATCTATACTTCATTCGTAGTTGTAACACTAGGTGCATTTGGTATATCAGAAGCTGGTAAAGCATTTGGTAACGGTAAATAAAATAACTAAGGACGATTAAATGGCAGACTTTGACGCTACTCCTCTAGAGGAGTTTAACAAAAAAGTAAAAGAGCAAACTAAAGAGGTTGAAAAATCAACCAGTTCTTTACGTGCTCCTTTTAGGCAACTTATTGGTCAGATTCAGGAAACCAATTCTGAGTTTGCAAAGATTGCTGCTGACAGTATTGGTGGAACCCAAGATACCATGAAAGGGTTAATAACCCAAAGAAGAAAACTTAAAATTTCAGATGAACTAGAGACTGAGGCATATAAACAAGCTTCTGAAAATGTTAAAGAGTCTCTAAAAAGACAAGCACAACTTGAAGAAGACAAATACCAACAAGAAAAGAGTTTTACAAATAATAAAAAGGAACTGCTTGAACAAGATAAAAAGAATATAGCTACAATAAATCTGAATGCTCGAAAAGCACACTTAGACGAAGAGTATCTTACAGCAAAAAAAGCACGAAGAAAGGTGATTGATGCAGAACTTGCTACGATTGATACAGATATATCAGAACGTCAAACATTTATTACCAAAGAACTATCCTCTCAAAACGAAGAATTTATTAAGGCAAATGAAGAAAAATTAAAAGATGAAAAAGAAGGTCGTCATGCAGCTGCAAAACTTGTAGATGAAACTAATGCTGAGTTAGAAGAAAGATTAGAAAAAGCAGGTAAAACTGAAAACTATGATAAGTTTACTAAAGGTATAAAAACTTTATCAGGTGGGTTGGTTGATATTAATGCAGTCCTTGACCCAATCGCAGAAACTTGGGGTGCATTTAGAGATGTTAGTTCTGTCATAGTTTCACCCTTTAAATCTATGAGTTCAAAAATTGGTGATTTCTTTAAAGATGAGAAAGAAGAAAACGAAGACCTGCGTGAAGAGAACGAAGAAAAAGAACAAAAAGACCTTAAGAAAAAAGATAAACTTAATGAAAAAGTTAGTGGTGGTCTGTTTAAGTTTATGAAAGGTCTATCTCCAACGACCATTCTATTAGCTGCTTTAGCAGCAGCTGCTATATGGTTATTATCAAAATTTACTGATTTAGGTGATTGGGTTGACCTCTTTACGCTTGATAAAAATGACGATAAGGCAGCTGAACATAAAAAAATTACCGAAAAATTCTTGGAAGATTATGCGGCCGCAGGAACGCAAGAAGAAAAAGATAAACTCCATGAGGAGTTCAAAGCAAAAGAAGACCAACTTATATCAGAACAAACATCCCGTGCTAAAGTAAACACTATGGAAGATTTAGCAGCTGGCACAAATGCAGCTATAATAGCTCAGCAGAGCCCTAGAGTAGGAAATACGTTAACTCAAAGACCCTCTAGCGCCTTGGCGGGTTGGAGAGATGCAAAAGGTGTGAATCCAAACACAGGAAACTTAGATGGAAGGGTAAAAGTTAATAAGATGGATAGACTTAAAGGCGCTTTGAAAAAGGGGTTTTCTCCTAAATCAATGAAAGGTTCTAGTCCATATCTAATGTTGCTATCAGCAGGGCTAACTAAGTATGAGATTGAGGAACTTGAATCTGAAGCAACAGATGCAAGAACTAAATTCGGTCTTCTTCTTAAGGCTGGTGTTATCGAGCAACCTGAATATGATGATATGATGATTCAGGTTGAGGAAATGGAAAAAGAGGCTTTCAAAAAACCTGTTTGGTCAGCAGTCGCAGCTGGAGCTGCAGGCATCATAACTGCAGGCGCCGTCACCTTCTTTACAGCTGGAACTGCGACACCATTGACTATTGGTTTAGCAAGTGCAAGTGCATCTCTCTTAGCAGGTGGTCTTTCTCGAGCAGGTATAGACTATGCGTATGATGGTGATGACCAAGTCTATGCGGCTTTGGAGAAACATTACGGATTCAGTCAAGACCCTGATGATTCATGGGAAAACAAAGGCCTTATGGAAGAGAGAGCTCTCGATACAGCTGACAAGATAGTCCAAGCGCAAATAGACCTTGCTGAAGAAGAACGACAAAGAGAAACTTTACAGTATCAGAACAATTATGGTATTTCAAATCAGAACAGTGTTAACAACAATGATATCAGTATTAATTCACCACCACAAAATCAAGAACAAACTAATTATAATCTCCAACTTGGATTTACAAATTAATCAGTAGAGTAACTTTTCTTTCTATTATATTTGGTTCTGTCTTTATGGACTTGAGTAAGTCCGTGTGAAGGTGTCTTCTTATGTTCTTTTATTTTAGGCTCGGGTTTGCCAAAGATACGTTCCCACGCATCTGCATACTTCTCTTCGTTTGAGTTCCGTCTTCGAGAACCCTTTCCACCGTGCCATTGTTTCATTTCTTATAACCATCGTTGTGGACGACTCGCACTTTCTCTCTTGATTGCATCAAGTTTATTTCTACGATTCTGTTGTTGATTTCTCTTGTGTCTCTTTTGATTAGGTTTCTCGTAATGTTGTCTATCCCTAACCTCTTGAACAATACCTGCATTATCACACGCCTTCTTAAAACGTCTAAGTAAACCATCAAACGATTCAGTCTGATTTCTTTTCTTATTGTATCTTGGTGTTACACTAGGCATATATTATCCAAAAAACTTTTCTAAGGTTTCGTCCTCTTTATTTTTAATCTTATCGGAAGTTGGAACCAATTCCCCTTCCTTTCTAAACACTAGAATATACTCATGTACTTTACTAGTGTATCTCTTACTCGCACACTTACCCATTTGTAAGGCTGCAAATATCGTATCGTTCTTCATAACTATTACGTCATGTAATTTCAGACCCGATTGCGTGAACATATTTATAGTGTCGGCATGAAATGGAATGTATTCTCCGTCTCTTCTCCAATCACCACAAACCCATACACAAAATCCACCAGGCACTAAAACTCTTTCTATATTATCACCACAAACCTGTATTCTAGATGCAAATTTTCTGTACCCTCTTATATCGGATAACTGACCTTCTGCACTTTCGTATCTTTCTATATCACCGTAAGGTGGACAAGTCATAACTAAGTTTGCAGATTCGTTATCGGTGTCTTTCATTTCACAACCGTCTCCTTCTACAATGTCATACCAACCGTCAAAAGAATGTCTTGACATTTCTTCTTTAACTTTACTTACAGTTGTTGGTGATACATCATAACCAACATAATCTCTTCCTAATGAAGCAGATATATATGCACGAGTCATTCTACCTGCAAATGGGTCAACGATTGTATCTCCAACCATACTCCAATAATGTATAATGTTCTCACACAATCCTGCGTGGAACTCAGACATCATTAGTCCATTTGGTAATCTAGGACACTCTCCTCTCTTCTCTTCGTATGCAGTTAAGTATGCATCTTTCCAATCCTTCTTTGAAGATTTAGTTGGTGTTATAACGGATAGAGGAGTCCACCCAAATTGGTCAACTACTCTTTCATTCTCATTGAATGGAAGAATGTTTTTGTAAAATTCACTTTTCATAATATTTTCTAAATGTGAAATCATATCGATTTCGAAAAAGTGTGTCAGTCGCCCCACGCCTTACAGCATACCCGCTCTGCACCGATAAACCCGCTTGATTTTTGCTGTTTATCTTACCCTTACTGAGTACCCCCACTTTTATCCACGGCCTCAGTGAATGCATAGTCTTGTCATTTATATTCATAATAAAAACCTATGCACCCCAAATGAAATTAGTCTTGAGCTAATTTCTTAAAGTAATCCATTGCATCGTCTTCAGAACTGGCTGTTACACCTGCTGAAACTTCTGCACTTTCGATTACTGGTTCACTTGCTGTTGAAGCAGTGTTTACATTAGACCATGGCACTTCTTCCAAGTCTTCTGCAACTGATTCAGCAGTAGAGGTAGACCCAACTGTTCCGAGAACTCTTTCAAGTTTCTCTTTTAAGTCTTCATAAGACTTGAACTCATCGGGTGAGATTACGGCAGATAAAGAATGAACTTGACTAAACACTGAGTTTATTTGTTCTTCATTATCAAACAATGGTGCAGTCGCATCAAACTCAGATTTGTCGTAGTTCCAATAACCGTCAACTTTTCTAATTTTGATTTTGAAATTTGCACCTTCGTCTCTGAGGTCAAAAGGATTGATTGCTTTCTCATCTTCAAATGCAGGTGAGATTGCTTCCTTGAGTGCTTCAAAGATTTTTTTACCGTATCTGTATTTAAATACTTTACCTTCATTGTCAGGATTTTTAGGGTCTGAAACAACATAGACATTAGAAACATAGTGAAGTCTTCGCTTCTGTTTCCTTGCAATCTCTTTGTTTGCTTCAATTCCTGTATTCCATAACGAAGTGTTATATTCACTTACAGGGTCTTTCTTATTGAGGGTCGTTAAAGACTTCTCAATGTACCAGCCGCCAGGGCCTTGAAAGCCGTGGTCGAAATAAGATACCCATGGCATCTCTTCTCCTTCAGGGGTTGGTAAGAAACGAATCACTGCGTAACCATTACCAGTTTTATCCAGTTCGGGTTTCCACATTGTGTCGTCTTGGTAGGATTTTTTTGCACCTTCTGAGGGTGAAGCTGTTTCCATTGCAGCTCTTAGTTTATCTAAACTACTACTCATTGTATTCTCCTATTGTATTACAATTATATCGCATTTTATTAACAATTTTATCAAGATTCTAGACCTTCGCCTAAAACCCACCTATCACTTATTTCATAATAAGATAGTTCATTATACTTGATTTCGTCCTCTTTGTCTAGAGGGTTTTGCCAATATAATGAACCTTTTCCATAGAACCATTCGCATAGCGCTATGAACTGAGAACGTTGAACTTGTAGAACAGCGTCCTCAGTTGTATATTTAGTCGGATAGTTATCACTACCTTCGTAAATATTTGAAGGTTCCCCTTCAAATTCTAATCCATCGAACCCAATTAGATTGATAGTTTTAACACCTAGTGTCATTGCATATCCTAATGCAGACATTCCAGTCATTAAGTTTCTTAATCTCGGTTCGTTGTATGTTGTAATTAAATGTGGATTCTTTAACCCAAGAAAATCTGTTCTACTATCATTTCCCTGTATGATAAAATGTGAGTCGTCTTCCTTTACACTTATTATAGGGTAGCTGAAATCTGGCGCAAACATATCCAACATTTCAATTGGTATTGGGTCAATATCTGCGAATGCAACATGGTTACCTCGATAGTATCCCGATTCAACTATCTCTTTTTGGACAGGCATATCAACTGCAAATACTAGGTCACACTTATCTGTATCCCTGTAGATTGCATTGCAACCCCACACCTCATGCGACACAGTAAAATCAAAATTTAATCTACTTGGGCCGTTTCCCAGTATTGTCACTTCTTCTAACATAAATCTATAAGGTCTTTCTTGTATTTTGGATAATCATATTCCAAAAACGTTTTGTATTTCTTTATTAGTCTATACACTTCGG